AAACAAGTGATGCCCGGCCATGAACAATAAAGTATCTTTGTCTAAGTGGCTATTATATTCAACATACGAACTTAGACCGGAAAAGAATCGTTCAACGGGTTCTCTAACAAATATTTCCACTGTATCCAATTCAGGCAACTCTATCATTGCCAATGATCTGAAGCCCGAGTTACTTAAACTACTGTAACCGTTTTTATATATGGGATAAACATACCGTTGCGGAGCAACTTCTAATACTTCGCAACGGTCTGGGAAAATAATGTTATCTAATTGCGATAACATTTAAACGCCTTATTGTTTGCTACGATTTCTAATCATGGCCAAGATATCCTCAGCTCGTTGACTGGATGGTTTTGCAGCGGATTGCACTGGGGCAGTTGCTACTGGTGCGTCATCTTCCTCGTCAGCATCAAACGGCGCAGCGGATTGAACCGGAGCAGGTGCTGTCTTGGCTGCAGGAGCAGGTGCAGCAGTCTCTACATCATCACCACCTCGACCTTGAAAACCGCTTGGCTTGAAGTACTGACTCCAACGATCTGGATCATATGCTTGACCATCTACTGATGCCTCAAACATTTCTTTAAGCACTCGCAGTTCTACTTCACCTGGACGTTTAGGCAAGAAGTCAGAAAGATTGTAAAGTCCAAAGCTGTCAATTGCGCCTTGTTCTTGAGCTGTTAATGCAGTCTCTTTACGACTCCATTTACTAGTTGAGTAGTCTGCATAACCACCTTTACTAGTTTTAGTAACAGTGAAATCCAAACCAGCGGTGTAATCAGTTGGCATGCTTTCTAGTTCTGGATCCATTAGTGCAGCCTTGATTAAATTAAAGATCTGGGGACTAATAACGAATCTACGAATTGGATTCTCAGGTGTTTTGTCGTCCGCTAGTGGATTTTCTCTTACGAAACCTTGGAAAAGATATGATTTCTTTTTCCAATACTTACGACCCATTTCTTCCAAACTTGGGTCTTTGAACCAAGTGCGAACTTCTGCTAGAATTGGGCAGGATTCGCCGTACATTTCTACGCAGGGTACCTGTACTACAACAGGTTTTGAATCTGATTGTCCTTTGATACCTGCGAACGGCAAACGAATCATCAATCGCTCAACCCAAAAGAATGAGTTTTGTGTGTTAGCGTCTGGTAAAAAACGAATTTTTGCACTTGAGCCTTCTGGAATGTTCCAGTGTGCATAGATGGCGTTGTCGCCTTGTGACTGACCGCCTGATTGACGGTTTTCTTGCGCTTGTAGTTTAGCGCGAATTTCTGCTAAAGATGTGGCCATAATATATTCTCCTTAATAAATGCCATAATAGTTTGTGCCAAGATATACACAAGCATGTTTACTAGTGTATAACAATTGTATTTATGTTGTCAAAACAAAATAAATTATTTTTTACCTAAACCCGATAACCAACGTAAAATTGATATTTCTTCGTTCACAACCGGTTCATCCATCGTATTGTCGCCCATTGGTTGTTGTGGCACGTTGGGTTGTTGTGGTACAGGCTGTGTGCTTGTGTTTTGTTGCTGTAAAATTTGCATAATCTGATTAGATAATGCTTGTTCACCATTTGATGCCAACCACTCGGCAACACTGATTCTTACATCCGTATCTGGACCTTGAACACGAGAAATTTCAACTAGATCATCAAACAAATCTTCTGCACCTTCGAATCCAATGTCTGATAAAATGGCTTTAGCATCTACCGCATCCATACCTACCATGATAGGTCTCTGCATTACTCTAATTAAATCAGCTTCATTTCTGTCATCAGTATCATCGCCCCAATTGGTTTCGGCAATACTATCGGCCCATGACATAAATTCTTTGGACTCGCTTGTTTCCATTTCTTTTTGTTTTTTGTAAGCTTTGTATACATATGGTAATGCTTCGTTAAATCTATCATCATAGATTTTTTTAACAAATCTTTCACGTAGAGCATCAATATCAATCGAATCTTCATCAATTGAATTTTGCCCAAGCATAGCTTCAATGATTTCTTTTCCGTTTCTGCCTTGTAATTTTTTTAACTTATCTTTTACTTCGTTGTATCTATAAATGGCAGCTTCGACCATACCAACAGTTTCGGCATCCTCAAAAGTACGACTTTTCATACTACGGACAAAATGACGCATGCTGGCCATTTCTTTGACCATTTCATTAATAAGTTGACTGCCTTCGTCACCGATGCTACCACCATTACGCAAATGATTGGCAGTTGCTCTTGCACCGTGTAAGTTTGTATGATCTAATAAAAATCTTTCGCCAACGGGAGTTTCAATAAAAACGTGTTCAATTTGTCTACCGCGTGATCCATGACGCTCGGGATCAATTTGATCTTTATGTTTAATTATAATTTTATGAGTGCCTACGTCACCAAAACTCATACGTTTGTTGTTGCCCAATCCGTATAAGCGACTTTCAGTGAGATCCAGATCCTCTTTGTCAAACGTACTATCAGTTCCGCTTTGCTGCTTTAAATCTTTCAAATCAAGATTGCTACGATTAATATCTCTTACATCAAAAGTCAACATATTTCGTTTTGCAAAATTTTTGATATTTTTCAAAAATGAATACCATTCAACAAGTTGTTCATCATTTAAGTTTTCAGTTATATTAGAACTAAAGTAAATTTTCAATGAATTTTCATCAATCAAACTTATGGTTATATTACCAAAGTTTTCGCCATCTTGACTTACATAGTCAAAGTTGAAAAATCTAGCTTGGCTAGCATCGGTTACACGTTCTGCCTTGTTGTTGCCAATACTTACATGGTCAAAACGGGCACGTATTTTATCAAATAATTCTTCAGAAATTTTGTCTAGTTCACGCATAATTTATATTTATCAGTTTACCTAAATCACAATAAATGGCATAGGTGCCAAATAATCGTCTACGTTATCACGCAGTTTTTCATCCAATTCTGCATCGTAACTTTGCAAAGCTTGCACCATTCTTAAAGAAAGCAAAGTAGCACTTACTAAATCGTCAGTTTCGCCTATTTTAGCAGCAAAACTTACGCCCGCTGCAACAAACGTTTTAAATTCGCTTATTAAGTTTTTACTACAAACAGTCATTTTACGGTTTTCTACTAGATTTTTTAATTTAGCACACACCGCTAACTTTGTCTTGTTTGTGGTAGTAAAACCTTTTCTGTGTATTCTTGCTTGTCCAGTTTTTATTGGTTGGCTTAAGAAAGTTCCCCGGATGTTTTCTTCACCAAACTCTGCAATAACAACCAGGGCCGCTTCGCCCAAGGTATTGTTTTCTACTGAGTAATAGATATCATTTTGTGTTCCAATTGTTTCGTAGATATATTCGCATATCTCTTTGAGAATAGACACTTGGCGTTGAATGGGAGTTTTGTTATGTTGCCATTCTGCAACTTGAAGCATGGTTGGTAATTCAAATACCTGTATAGCAGCATAATCGCCGCCTGTGCCAAGGCTTGGATCTAGCCCGATTACATAAGTTTTGTTACGTTGTGGTTTGTGAAACCAACGCACCTGTCCTTGTAACTCAATTGGATCACGACTTTGTAATTCAGCAAGCGTTATGCTGTTGATTAAGGTCTCGTCGTAAATCAAAAATTCGCAGCCATGCTCACGTCTAAAACGTTCTTCGCCTATGCGACCTATTTCTTCTGATTTCCACGTGTCGTCACGATCTGGATGTTCCCACCAATTGGCTTGATATGCTTTGAAACCATTTATTCCTAGTACTGTTGGATTTCCATACTCATCCATACATTTGTTGGCCTGTTTCCAAATAAATGCAAACTGATCTTCATCAGAGTTTGGAGTTGAAGTAATAATTGCTTTACCACCAGTGCTTAGTGTAGGAGAAATGGAAGTCCAGAATTCTTTAGCAATAGTGGGTCGTACGAATGCAAACTCGTCACAGTATAAGAGTGTAATACTCATACCTCGACCGGTTGTTTCAGTGGTTGTTTGACTTACAATTCTTGAGCCGTTTTCAAAATCAATGGAGCCTTTGTTGTAGCTGGTAACTCCTGCTCTAATCCAATCTGGACATAACTCATAGGCATAACGAACACGCTGCATAATTTCCTGGGCACCAGAATATTTGTGAGCTGCAATCAAGATAGTGCTGTCTGGTCTAAACATAGCGAACCAAAGTAGGTATCCTGCTGCACTTGTAGTTTTACCAGTTTGTCTAGGCATAAGACTAATGCTGAATCTATTTTGATGATAAGTATCAATGAGTCTTTGTTGATACTCAAAAGGTTGATACAACATTTTTCCTTTAACCGGGTGTTGAATGTAGAAATAGTTACTCATGAAATATTCTGGACCTGTATCCGGGTCCGCACACTTCATAAATTCTACGATTTGATCTTCAGAAAAATTGACCTTTTGATAAGGACTTTTTATAATGCTAGTTGTATCATTGTTTTTCATACAAATTACTTATGAGTCATACTTTACTTTTGAATAAAGATTATACGCCAATCAGCGTATTACCTCTCAGTGTTATCCATTGGCAACACGCAATCAAGCTCATGTATCTAGGTAGAATTCAAGTTATTGAAACATACCCAGACTGGATAGTGCATAGTGAGAAACTTGCATTGAACGTTCCCAGCGTTGCTATTACACTAGAGTATTTTAACTTCAAAAGAAAAGTTAATTTTACACGTTATAACATGTATTTACGTGACCTTTATCAATGTCAGTATTGTCTTGACACATTTGATTTTGATCAATTGACGATCGATCATGTGGTACCATTAAGCAAAGGCGGCCGAACAGAATGGACCAATTGTGTTACCAGTTGTAAATCATGTAACTGGCATAAAGCAGATAAAAGCAATGTGAAACCAATTAGAAAACCATACAGGCCAGATTACTATGCTCTAGCAGCAGCCTGGAAGCACAGTCCGTTTAGAGTTAAAGATACAAAATGGAATCAATATTTAGGTAGAGATAGTGCTGCTGCTTAAATTGGCTTTTCGCCTGTTAAATATGGCTTGCTAAACCAAAGTTTGAACCATTCTTCAGTACCAGGGCGAATATTATGTTTTTTCATAAGTTCGCCTTTTTCATTTCCAGTTACTGAAATATTGCTGCCAGGAAAACCTTTATATTCCTGCATCACGGCACGATTGTTAATACCAGCTAATACTCGTAATTCTGCAATAGGATCATTCATTTGTTTCTCTTGCTAAACAATAGGCTTTTATTTTATCTTCTCTATAGTACGTAATAACTTGCGCTATTTCTTCACAGGCTTTAAGTGTAGGATAACTGTTCCATTCACGCCAGACGCCGTCATCCACCACAAAAACCATAAGAATAAAAATATACTTCATTAATGATCGCCATATGGAATGACCGGGCGATCATTTTCTGGTATGTCTGGTCCGATCAGTTGCACCACGACTGTTTGGCTTCACCGTAGTATTCACGTGCGTAACCATTTTGTATTAACATAGCACGTAAGCTTTGACCATCTAGTATCATGTCACCTAGGACACGGCCGCCAAACTTGTCCCAACCGTAAAGAATAACTTGACGCTTGACTGACTTGGCTACTGCATTCTTGGTGAATACTGTTGCTGCTTGACCTCTTTGGTCTTCGCTTGGGCACTGAGCACGATGTCCTTTTTCTGGTGTATCAACACCAAACACTCTTACTGCTAGTTCTGGTTTTAAAGGTGCTGGCAAAAATGGCGCAGCAATAACTACTGTATCACCATCGTTTACTCTGACAACTTGTGCATCATAAGTCACGCCTTGTGGTTGTTTTTGGGCTAAAACTAAGCCAGGTACTAATAGTAAAAGTGCTAATAATTTTTTCATTGAAATCTCCTTGTGTTAGTTATTTATAAAATTCCAGAATTCTGGATGTGTGGCAGGATAGGATATTCCTGTGATTTGATCATATTTTTTTACGTAATCAAAAAATTGCTTATAAGAATTATCAGTTGATTGTATGTAATTGGAAATAAATTCTAGTTCGCTTAGTTGTGTGAGTTTATCTATTAATGGTGAGTAATGTTTTTGATTTATAAATTGTGCTGAACAATCTGCCATTCCGGTATTAAACGCACTATAGTTTCTATAAAAATTAGGAAACAATTCTGCTAATTTTTTAGCTATTTCGTCAAGGTAATAAATGTTGAATAAACTATAAGTTATGTTAAATCCTAATGTAGCATTTAAGTTGTTTTCAAACCAATTGATATTTTCTACCACCTTATCCCATTTAGCTCCTCTACGCTGGTATTCAAACCTTTGTTCAATATCATCAATGCTAAAAAATATTTTTACATCTCCGCACTGATTAAGAATGTCAACAAATTTTTGTTTAGGGATTACAGTTCCATTGGTAAAAATCATAATACTTAAATCACTGTAAGTTCTATATTTGCCTAGATTTTCAAAAAATTTTTGATAACCATCTTCTAGAAAAATTTCACCACCTTGTAATTGTATTGTTTTAAGTTGTAAAAATAATTTTGGATCGTCAATTTCCGGCCTGTCGTGAGGCTTGTATTTAAACGTTGCATCGACTTTATGCCAGCCTTTTTCGGCAATAGGTACCCAACTTGAACTGTTAAATGGTCCACATATAGCACAACTAAGATTACATAGATTGCCTAAGTTTAAATCAATGTGACTTATAAGTTGTACAGAGTCTTTATACTTTTCAATTGCTGATAATCTTGGGCTTGTTAACAATGACTTTTCTAAATTGTAACAATAATCACAACCAGAAATTTTTTCTCCATTTAGACTTTTTATTCTGTATATTTGATGCTTGTTGTTTAGATCATCATATACATTAACAAAATCTTTTATAGTATCATCATTATCGGGTCTGAAGTAGCAACAGGGTTTGTAGGCAAATTGATTGTTTTGCTGAGAAATATATGCCCGGGACCAAAGTTCCGGGCAATATGTAGAGATGTTTTTGGGGTTTAAATTAATTTGTTCTGGAGTCATTAATCACCAGGATCTGCAACTCCAGTATCTTGCTTTCCAACGTGGTCCTGGGTTGTCACAATTGTGCCTTGCTCTAAAACTTTTGCGACGCTTGGGATTTGATTTTTTGATACGCATATTAGGATCGCCAAATTCAACTTTTACAATATTGCCATTTGGTTTTCTTACATATACTTTAGATTTCTTGACATCGCCCTTCATCTTTTTACCAAGCGGCACTTCACGTCCGCGATATTTGGCTTCTTCTAAATCGTCATCTGCGCTTGTTTCTCTGTTAACGTTGCTGTGAATTGGACTGATACTGTCTCGAGCAGTGGGCATGTTTGAATTTTCTACTAGGTATCCAACATTGTTTAAAATGCTCATAATGGTGTCGTCTGCTTCTATCACAATACCATCCTCTAACACATCAACTACAACTGTTTCAATAAGAGTTTCGTCTCTAGCTATTTCCATTTCAAATACATCACCAATGGTAGGATGCTCGTATGAATCTTCAACCAACTCAATATACTCTCTTAGAGATTTCATTTTTTTCCTCCCGGACGTGGCATAGCAGGTGATGCTGGTGCCTGTGGTGCTTTAACAGGTTTAGCGTTTTTACCTACCGGTCCTTCGTCCGGACTAGGTGGGGCTATACCTTTGTCTGCTGTAAAAATATCAGCAACACCTGTATCACCTTTGGGTCTTTGTGGATCCGCTTCTCTAACCAAAACGCTATTAAGCATTTCCTCAAGATCTGCTTCCATGGTAACTTCTTCAGCCATTGGATTATCACCTGTGAAACCGGCTACTGGATGTTGTGCTTTTTCGCGATTCAGATCATTGCCTTGGCGAATAATACTGTCAATGGAATGATATTCTTCGTCTGGACTATTTTTATATTCTTCGTCCATCATTTCATCGTCGTCCGTGCTGACAACCATTACAGGCTTGTCATCCTGGCTTTGACCCATATGGCCCATGCCAGCTAATTTTAACATTTGAATTAAGGCTTCGGCTTGGTCGCCTTGAGCTGAGATTGTAACACTCTTAGTACCATCACTACTCATATTAGTGCTAACGTTCATGCTATCACGTTGATCCATGCCCATATCGCCGCACTCGTCTACACGACTTTCACTGAGTCCGGCCAATCTTGCTAGTTCGCTTAGTTGATTGTCTACTACAGGAATAACAGTTTCTTGAAACTGACGGTCGTGTCCCATTAAAGCCAGTTCATCAGCAAAATGATCACTTACCCATTGATACGGATCGCCTTCACGTGCCTTGGCTACACCATATGGCATTTCGCCATTGTCAATGTAATAATCATAAAGAGCATTGTACAAATCATCATCTAGTTCGTCACCGTTTAAAAATCTTTT